GAGGGCAGTGCCGTTTTACGGTGCGTCGGCTGTCAACGGCCCGGATGCCCCGACGCACGTCATCGAGACGCGCTGGAATGATTACGTCGACACACGGCACGCTTTTGTGCGGACGAGCAATCGACCGGACGGCACGCCGCGGGTCGAGGTTTTTCGAGTGAGGCGCGCACTCGCTGACTTCGATGGCCGGAAGCGACGCAGCCGTTACGAGTGCCAGCTTGAGACGGCAGAATGACCGATGCCCGATCAATTCCGGATCAAGGTCGAGCTCAAGGGCGGCGGTGTCGTCATCTTCGATCACGCGAAGCTGCAAGTCGCGCTCCGGCAATCCGGTCAGGAGGTCGCACAGCTCGCCCGTTCCATGATCCGCAGCTCGGTCGGCGGCGGCCGGTATTACTCGACCCGGCGAGCTGGGGCGATCATCGGCTATCAGGCTTCGGCACCAGGTCAACCGCCGGCGAGTCGGACCGGCGCACTCGCGTCCTCGATCACGGTTCGCCGCATGCGCCGCCGCGACGGCGTCTCGGTGGTGTCGTCGCAATATTACTCGCGGTTTCTTGAGACCGGTGCGCGCGGCGGCGGTCCTGGCCGACGTAGCCGGGTGACGCGCCGCGGCGGTGTCCGCCACGCCTATGCGAACAGCATCCGCGTTATGGAACCACGCCCGTTCATGTCCGCCGCACTCGAGGCGCGTCGCGCCGGGATCGAGGCGCGGATCAAGGATGCCGCGATTGAGGGCGTCGACTGGAAAGAGATCCCGATGCGATGAATCTCGACGCGGTTATTCAGCAGATCCGGACCTATGTGCCATTATTCGAGGGGCGAGTTTCGGGCGCTTATGATTATTTTAGAGCGAAAGATCAGACGTGGCTGAAAACGCCTGCCGCATTTGTTGTGCCGCTCGGTGATGAAGTACGTGTCGAGCATGACGAAACAGGATGGCATCAAGACTTTACCGATCGCATCGCGGTCATTGTTATCCTGGACAATCAGCAAGCGGTATCGGAGCAAGCAGATCGCCGGTTTCAATCCGCGAGCCGTCAATTCGATCCGATCAAATGGCTGCTCTTTCGAGCGCTTATTAATTGGGATCCAGGGCAGACGATCGATGTGGCAACGCCTGATCAGCCAGAAGGCGATAAGCATCAATCGCAAGGGCTGTTTTACATCGCGGGTGATCCATTAGAACCCGATAAAGCGCGCTCTTTTTTTCAATTCACCTTCGGGCTCGAGGTCCAGATCACCGACGCCGATGTCTGGCGGCCGGGCGCTGATCCGCTCGAGGGCATCGACGTCTACATCATCGACGAGTTCGTTGTGGGCGAAGCGGTCGGCCGGCCGCTGCGCGACGTCCTCGCCGCCGAAAAGATCGATCTGCATCCCGATCCGCCCACGGAGCCCTAGCCGATGTTTATCAAGCCCGGCATCGACCGCACCCGTTTCCGCGAGAATCTCGCTGAGCGCATGGCCGCCAGTGGCAAGCAGCCGGGCGAAGTCGCCGGCATGGCGCAGCTCGAGGAAGCTGCGTTCCGCGATCTCGCGCTGACCGGCTTTGCGACCGACGAGCAAATCGCCGGTCTGGCTAAGGGGCTCGGAGTTGAACCGCACGAGCTGGCGCCGCGGCTCAGCCTCCGGGACGCCGACCGTGGCGACCATCTGCCGCCCGAGGGACGGGACGTGCCCGAAAGCGAGTTCTGGATGCGCCGTCTCGGAGATGGTGATGTCGTCCGCGCCGAACCGCCGCAGGAGGCCCAGGACGCGCCAAAGCCGGAGGGAGTATCCCAACCCGGCCCAAGCGAAACACCGGCCTAGAACCCGCCCGCAGCCCCGCTAGCGTCGACCCTACGAGGGAGCCTTATCCATGCCGCCGCCGATCCCGTTCCGGCAGATCCCGCAGAACCTCCGCATCCCGCTTTTCTGGGCGGAGATCGATCCGTCGCAGGCGAACACGAACCAGCAGAACCAGCGCTCGCTGATCTTCGGGCAATCGCTCAGCGACCCGACGAAAGCCTCGACGGTCATCAATGGCACGCTGCAGACCGGCACATCGAGCGCCACGCTGAGCTTCGTCTCGACGCCGGCGGGCGTTCAGATCGGCATGTACGCCCTCGATGTCACGACCACCTCGGCCATCGCGGCCGGCACCCGCGTCATCGCCGTCGGCAGCACGACTGTTACGCTGTCCGCCAATGCGACTGCCGCGCTCAACGGCGATACGATCTCTTTTTTCGATTGCTCGCCGCAGGCCGTCCAATCGACGCGCCAGGCGACGCAGCTATACGGTGCCGGTTCGGTCGTCGTCGACATGGTGGACCGCTACCGCCGCAATGATCCGTTCGGCGAGTTGTGGGTCATCGGAGTCCCGGATGCGCTTGGCGCGGTTGCGGCTACCGGCACGATCGTCGTCGCCGGGACCCCGACGGCACAGGGCACGATCCCGCTCTACATCGACGGCATCTCGATCCCGGTTGCAGTCACCACGACGATGACGGCAACCCAGATCGGCGATGCGATCGTCTCGGCGATTGCGGCGGCAACCGACCCGACGAGCCAGAACCTACTGCCGGTCACAGCGGTCAATGCCAGCGGCACCGTCACGCTGACCTGCCGGCAGAAGGGCGCGCTCGGCAACGATGTCGACGTGCGGCTCGCTTATTACGGCACGTTAATGAACGAATTTGTGCCGCCCGGGATCACCGTGAAGATCACGGCTATGGCCGGCGGTGCGACCAATCCCTCGGCGATGCTGACGGCGGTTCTGACTAATCTGCCGGATACGCCTTATGATTTCATCGCGTTTCCTTGGAGCGATGCGACCTCGCTCAACGCTTTCCGCGATTTCCTCAGCGATGTGAGCGGCCGCTGGTCCTGGTCGAAGCAGGTTTTCGGCCACGCTTTCACCGCATCGAAGGGCACCTTCGGGACACTCGTCACGCTTGGGACAAGCCGCAACGATCAGCACACCTCGATCCTCGGCTATAACGACAGCCCATCCCCGTCGTGGCAGTGGGCGGCTGGGTATGCCGGCGCCTGCGCCGCGAGCGGTCGTGCCGACCCAGGCATGCCGCTGCATGGTATCCCGTTGATCGGGATCTATGCGCCGCAGGTGCAGTCGCGCTTCGCCGCAAGCGACCGCAACGCGCTCTCGTTCGATGGCATCTCGACATTTGACGTCGGCCAGGACGGCACCGTCTATACGGGTTTGATCATCACGACCTACCAGCTCAACCCAACCGGCCAGCCGGATAACAGCTATCTCAAAGTGGAGACGATGTTCCTGCTGACGGCGGTGCTGCGCTTCCTGCGCGACCGCATCACGTCGAAATTCAGCCGGGTGAAACTCGCCGACGACGGAACGCCGCTGCCGGCCTATGGCGGCGTTGTCACGCCGAACGTCATCAAGGGCGATCAGATCGCGGCCTATAACGACATGCTCGCGCTCGGCTGGGTCCAGGCCGGCTCGCAATTCGTCCAGACGGTGCGCGTCCAGCGCAACCTGCTTAACCCGAACCGCGTCGATGTGTTGTGGGCGGGGATTCTCGTCAATCAGTTGGATGTGGTTGCATTATTGGCCCAATTTAGGCTCTTGCCGGATCAGTCCATAGCCGCTTAGTTTCATTATGTGAAACTCCTACGGTGCACGAAATGCGGCGAGGAAAAGCCGGCAACGACCGAGTTCTTTTCGCCGCGAAAGGAAGGAAAACTAAAGCTCGTCTCACATTGCAAAGCTTGCGGCGCACGGATAGCGCGGGAACGCCGAGCGACCGATCCTGATTATCGGAGACGTCATATTGAGGCTGTGACTGCCTCGACCGCTCGACAAAAAGTCCGCGATCCGGAAGCGTGGCGCGAGGCCCATAACAGGCGAGGTCGCAATCTAAAGCGACGCTATCGAGCCGACCCGATCAAGGGCGGTGCAATGCGCGCAAAGGATCAGGCTTGGGTCGAGGCCAACCGCAACAAAGTCCGGCGAACGAAGGTCATCTCGGAAAACAAGCGCCGCGCGATCAAAGAGCAACTCC